TCGTGCTCGAACAACGATTGCCACTTGCCAAAGCCTCCGCTCACTTCTACGATCTGGTAGAAGATGATCAATGTCGTGGCAGCTACAGAAGCATACGCCGCACTCGACTTTTCCTTGCTTTTTGCGTGTTCGCTTTTAGTCAGTGTAATGACTTGACGCTTTGCTTTCTTAGCTTCCTCCTTGGCACCGCGCACCTCGCCCGTACGATAACGCAATGCCTCGTTCGTCATACCTTTCATCTTGTGGCATTCCTCAAGCATACTGTAGAGGACTTTGTAGTGTGACCTCAACTCAGCAAAGGAACCCACTGTTGCAGGATCTTTTGGAGGACGAGGTGGCATTACACCAAGTCGCTCGGACTTGCAACAGCAGATTGCGTCTTGAGGTCTGCATACGCCACCGCATACGGATCGCTCGGTTCAGTATCACTGATTAACCAGTAACGGCCCACTTGTTTTGCGGCAAGAGTTTGTGGATTGTCTTTTGCTCGCTCATCAGCACTGACGTAACAATCCACGCCGTACTGTAAACGCCATTTGTTTTTGTTGAGGCCTTCTGTGATTTTCGTAATTATCACATCGCTGATCCGCAAATACGCACCCGCTGCAACGAGGTTGCCCTGTGTTACAATGTCTCCGCTAATAGCCATTTTCAATTCTCCAATTTTTAATATTACGCAGATTCCAGCACTGCAATTTTAGCCTCTGTCGCCTCAACGCGCTCAAGTAATTCTTGAACGGCAACCAGTGCCACGCCGCTTAAGTCTTTTGGTGCGATACTTGGATTAAGAATTTGCTCGCCTTCAGCATTCAGCACCTCGCGCCTTGGGTCTTGGCCGATCTGAAAAGCGTCCCAAAAGTCTTCGGCTGTTGGCGAGACATGCGTTTCAGTGACAGGTTTATTATCGGGTATATTAGCCTGTTTGTATTTCGATACGTTTAGTGTTTTAAGAGAACCCAAAATACCATCGGGCCAAACCTGTTGGCGTGTGCCGTAATACTCTTTGTTTGCCGCCGCAGATGAATCAGTCCAGACGCCAGATCCCGACAATGTGCCAGCCACTGCTGAACTGTTAGCATACACTCGGCAATAGAAATTACTATCAATAGTTCCAGCAGTAACATCATTAACGAACCAACCCATCATCCCTACTTGTACTCTATTAGCTCCAGAGTCTTTATATTCTGCGGCATATGCTCCTGCAAAATCGCCATCCGCCGGAGAAGACGAGTTTTGATACGACAGCATTACAGTTCCCGTTACGCCGCCATGCGTCCCCTCGGCTTGAATATTGTAGGTCCCGACTGTAGTTTTGAAACTACCCGCAAACGTGTTCGTGACATTTCCAGCGGTTTCGACCTCAAATTGATGATCTGGCGAAGTCGTGTTTATGCCAAAATCGCCATCTGAGTTCAAAACCATTTGTTGGGCGTCATCGCGGCCCCAAAACATCTCCTCGTTGCCTTGATGATACCCAAACTGACCCAGATTATTATTACCTGCATCACCAAAGACAATAACACCCGCTTGACCTGAACCGGATAAGATTGTCATTCCAGTATTAGCCTCACCCTCTATCACAAACTCATCAGCATTTGAATCGGCAGTTACTGTACCTGCAGACGCACTCATAATGTGCAACGGGCCATCGGGTGCCGTAGTGCCAATGCCGACATTGCCCGTATCGCCCTCGACCACCAACTTGTCGGTTCCAACCAGCAGATCATCACCAGCATCCGTGCCAAGTGTTATTGCAATAGAGGTACCTGCATCGGACGATACAGAGTCAAGCGCGATGTTACCGACATTGGTAATGTTTTGGTCGTTATTGCTAAACCCGCTGGTAAACGTAGCAGCTTGCGGAAACGTAACGCCACCACCATCAGCAATAGTCATCGCATTATCGCCATCGGTGTAGCCGATATTGGCAGTTTGCACTTCACCACCAACTTTTAGATCACCCGATACATCGACTCGCGTTGAAGCATTAAGGTCAATGATGGCCTCACCATCTATACGCAAGGTGCCATCTGCTGATTGCTGTATAAAACTCGCAGCATCACCGAAGGTCAGCTTATTCGTGCTATTAAGCGTTAGCCCAGTACCATCTGTATGCGTTAGTGTAGTATCCAGATCCGTGCCAAACTCAAGCAATGCACCATCAGATTTTAACTGAACATCATTAACAAATATCGCATTGCCTTCATCGGAACCGTCGAATGTTACTGCTGTGACTGCTGACCCATTATCGTCAACTTTAATAATTACATCAGCGTCATTCGCCTGAGCATCTATGGTAATGTTGCCACTCGTTGTCTCTATACTAACTGCACCATCACCAGCAGATATATCATCCGCAGCAGTTGAACTACCCGAACCTGCACCTCCAATATCACTGAGTACTTGGGCTCCTGTGCGATAGTCTACATTGCCGCTCCCATCGAGTACCAAGAATTTATCGGTGTCTGAACCCGCTGCCGCGACAGTGCCAATGGTCAACGTACTCGCAGTAGTAACACCTCCACCATCAGCGATAGTAATAGCATCATCACCGTCTGTATACGCTATCTTTGTGGTCTGGACTTCACCTGGAACATTGATACCTGCCGCGGCATCAAGGATCTTCATATTCGTAGCATCACCATTGTCGGTGAATACTAGATCCTTAGCGTTAGTTGCTAACTTAATAGTAACATCACCACTATTGCCCTCGGTGAACCTTAGCACTTCCGTTCCAGCATCCTTAAACACAAAGATACCAGTGTGTGCATCGAGCGTTAGTGCATCACCCGAATCCACTATAATAGGATTAGCCGCAATCGTAACTCCAGTAGTGCCATCGTGCGTCAATGTAGCATCAGACCCTACACCCAGTGACAACACAGAAGCGTCGGTAAGTAGCTTAACGTCATTACCTGCAATAACATCTAAAGCTACACTAAGCCCACCATCCGTCTGCAACGATCCATCAGTGGTACTCGTAGCGTCAGTGGTAGATTCAGTCTTCAAGATACCATCAAATGTACCTGCACCATCAGTAGTAATAGTAGCTCCGGCTGACCCAGTACCTCCTCCAAACGTAGCGGCAGCAGTACAAATCAAACTTGCTAACGTAGAGGCTCCTGCGGCTAACGTACCAGTAACAGTAGCATTATCCGCGATAGTAGTCTCAGACGTAGTATGTCCAATCGTAACCGCAATACCACTAGTCTCAGTTGCGACTTTTAACGCTCCCGTAGCATTAGTAATATAACTATTAGTACCATCATGGTAAAGAGTAAGATCGTCACCAGTACCCAGTAGTAACTTATCACTATCACCTATATCAAACGCACTAGCTCCATCTACCGTCACACCTCCAGTTACCGTAAGATTCCCACCCACGGTCGCGTGCCCAGCAATTGCAGTAGTTGAGCTCGCTACAGTAGCGTGTGGCGTAAGCGTAAGTTGGGTAACATACGTACCCTTAGAAGCCAGATCATTACCAAAGGTTAGCACACCCGCAGATGCCGCTAGATTAACTTTCCACGCGTCACCCGCGTCATCTCCCTGGTCTGCCTTAAGCACTATAGCTAAAGGCGCACCTTCTACACCTGTGTCAATGCGTAGTGCATCGTCAGTGGTTTCATCGTATCTTATCTTAATGTCACTATCTGTGCCAAATATAAGATCGACATCGTTAGTCATTGTCAACGCACCAGAGTGTGACCTAGTGCCCGAAACAGTCTGATTAGCATTAAGAACACTCACACCATCAGACGATGTGGTATCTACATTGTTTGTGTCTATCTGACCTGAGATGAGCGTGAATAATTGATCTATATCAACATTCCACTCACTTTCCGTAGGTTTCTCGCCAGATACAAACGAATGCGATCTAGTTATTGATCCCATTTAATAACGCTCCTCCAGTTGCGGATGTGCGGCATTGTAAGATTGAATTTTATCTAATGCGGTTCCCATAGACCATATACTTCTTTTAGATGTGTTTAATATCTGACCTACAGGATGTTTTCCCATATGCCTAGTTAATGCTTTGGCATAATCTACAGATCTTTGAGATAAGCCTATAGTACTTAGTATTGAGCCTACAACTCTAGGACTGGCAAAGGGTATAAAAAAGATTAATGCAGGATTAAAATGTACCGCTCCAAGAGCCAAAGCTCCTTTCGCGGCTCCTATAGCACTCCCACGAGCTACTAAAGACGAAGGAGTAATCTTACGTGCTATAAGACCTGCTATTCCTGCATGTACAGACTCGCCTGTGATTTCCTCTAGTTCATCTATAAGCTGTTTTTTAATACCTGAATCCCCATCGCGTAACGTGCGTATATAATTATGTAACATAGCCGCATCGTCACCTTTGCCGTTCTTCATGCTAATATAATCTTTGTCTATGTCCTCCCTAAACTTCTGCATCCGCATAGCATGTCCCCACATGTTATCGCTAGTGGGGTCTTTCATGATTTTAGTAAGCTCCCCAGACTTAGGAAGTATTTTATCTAAGCTAGTTTTATACACATCAGGTGTCATTTCATCTATGTGATCGCGTAACACATCATAAAATGCATCTACAATCTCTGCATTACCAGCTTGACCTTTATACTGGTTTAATTTCTGCAGAATCCCTGCCTGTTCTGCTAGCTCATTACCTATCAGAGCGTTCTTAAGATTACCTAAGTTAGATAAATCAGTATCGAGTGTTGCTTTAATCCAGTTCACAAGTCCTATAGTATCGGTACCTGTTAATAATGTCCCTGCATCTGGTATAGTATGACCATGAGACATTTCGACTTTATTGCCAGATGAGCCCGCAAGCCTATTCTCACTAGTAAATTTAAAGCCTAAATCTTCTATTTTTTTATTTAATTTACCTACCAAGGATTTACTAACAATTTCTGGATTTTTGAGAGTTCTAAGGTCGAATTGAATTGCCATAGCACTCTGATTACCACTTTTCGCTAATTCCTCTACATTGTCCAACCCTTCAAATATCTCAGTTAGCATATTTTGATTCTGCTTTAAAATCACATTTTGAGACTTTAATACTACAGAATCAAGATGCATTATAATAGCAGCCTCGTCTCTAAAACCCCCTACCATGTCCTTGGACTGTTTGCCTCCTGATCGTGCAGTTTTAAAATGCTCATAGGGAGTAGGCCCAAACTCAGCTTTTTTAGCTTCATCGGCAAATTCACCCATCCAATGAAACGGATTTAACCCAATCATATCCATTTGCTTCTGTGTAAGCCTGCCAGACTTCTGCATAGCTTCAAGAGATTGAACAGACTCACCTGTAATAAATTCTAATGCTATACGACCTGCGGCTCCGCCACCAGTCATAGAAGACTTAGCAAATTTAAAAGCTGCGTTAGTTACAGCACCTACAGGGTCTATAGCCATATCAAGTACAGGCTTACCTATTGTTGTAGCAGCTCTTGCGGCTAGGCCGCCCATAGGAGATGTTACGGCACGTACAGCGCCAGGTACATTTTGGTATGCCTTAGATGCTCCTTGAGCCAACTTTCCCGCCGCTTTGCCTAATCCAGCAGCTTTACCTAACGCTCCAACACCTTGAGCACCTGGAGCAAGCATCCCTAACTGCCCAACTGGATCTGTTGCTATGGTGCGTTTTATATTCTCCCAACCATCGTATTGAGACTTTAAGGTATCGACCAGACCGTCAATGCCAGCTTCATATACATCTTCGGCTGTATCTATAGGATTCCAAAATACTTGCCCAAGACCTGTAATCATAGAGACTGTCGAAGGTATAATGTTACTAGCTACAGCACCTGCGTAATCAGCCGAAAAGAAATCCATCTTCCCAGGATCAGTTTCGGCAGGCATTTTAAGCTCTCTAAAGTTATTTTTGTATCTAGACTCCCCATAGAGCTTTAGTAACGTTGCTGTGTCTTCTAGTTCTTTGTTCGTGTATCGTTGCCTAAGCTGGGCCGTAGACAACGAAAAATCATCAGGATTTACTGGCATAATTTAATTCCTCCTTATCTACGGCCTGTAGTATATACAGACCTTAACGATGGACGGCCACGCTGAAATTGTTTAGCAGCATCCAAAGTAGGATTACCAAGCCAAGGCCGTTTCTGGTCATATGTGTTAGGTGTGAACCCACTTCCAACACTAGTTAATGCTGGAGCTGTGTCGGTATACAAACCTCCAAGACCAAAGAAATTCAATACCCCTGCTTTGCCCGCAGCTGTATTTGGATTAGTTCTTGACGATGGGAGATAATCACCTGCAGAGCTTTCCGCGGCTAATCCGATATCAGAAGGCAACCTATTATTACCCCAAGCGTAATTAGAATCTAATACAGATTGTTGCATTCTATCTACGCCATCTTTGTAATTTAACAAAGTCTTCTTATTCTGGGCTAACCAGTTTGTAGCCTCTCGGCCAGAAGAACTTGTGAAAGCCTCTCGGCCACTGCGAGATTGCCCAGTTATCAAAAAGTCTTCCGCTATAGCTAATGTTACAGTATCACTTATTTGAGGATTTCTTAGTACAGGTTCTCCATATGCATACAAATATGCATCAGGCATAGTTGAGGTGTACGGCCTATCAGCAAAGCTCCCCATAGCCCTCGCAGCCGAAGGCCACGTACTAGTGTTTAGCGTGGCATTGATTTTATTCAGGGCCTCACCTTTAGTACCTTGGGTCGGTTTAAATATATCAGTCACATTATACAGGTTGTCGAATTTCTCAGTATAGTAATTTGTAAACTGTTCTTGGTCTGTAAAACCTAACATCTTCATCCCGCCAGCCCATTTATAATTACTGGCTTCGTACGCTACATGTCGTCCAATTAATGCTTGTAATTCTTTGGTCGTATGCTGGTTATTCTGTAGCACTGTATTGAACATATTTTGTACAGTGCCGTTTTCAAACATTTTCCGATTTGTAAGTACCTCATCTAGCGGCACGTCCACACCGTCCAGAGTTATATTATTACTACTGAAAAGGTTATGCCAAGCAATTCTCCCCTCGCCTACCATCCCTGTAGAAATCTTATTTAAATTAATGAAATCACCTTCATGTATAGCTTCATCACTACCTGCCCTAAACCACAGTTGTAAAAACCGAAACATCTTACCACTAGTTAGAGGTGCGTTAGCATCAGATGAAATATCTATCTTAGCCTCCATAAGCCCTGTTTGTTCATTCGGTACAAAGGATAGTCCAGGCAAGTCTTTGAACATAGCTATTAATTCATTTTGCTTCTGCACCTTTTCGGGCAATTCCGACTCAACAATAGCCGTGTTAATATTTGTACGAATACCCTCACGAAAATCAAATACTTGCTTCAGCTTTTCCTGAGTATCTTTTTTCTTGTTAAACTCTTTCAGAAGTCTTTGTTCTTCTTGGCCTGCATCAAACACCATATTTCGATACGCTTTTGTATCTGCCATATGATCTAGATTAGCATTATCCATTTTAGTCTGACGAGCTCTATTAGTAACTCGCTCTATAGCTTGAGCTAGTTTTGTATTCTCTTTCTCTACCGTAGCTCCTAGAGCTGCTCTATATGCAGTATCATAGGCTTCATTTTGAGTATTTCCAAATATACCCCCATAATTAGCTATATTCGTAGCCTTAGTATCATCTAATAAATGCCTAAGTACTTCTCGGTGATGTTGTACAGAGTTATCCACCGTACTAATACCAGGGTTGATTACAGCATCACCAAATCTTGACGCCACCTCTGTTCCAGGAACTTGATCTATAACCGCAGATGAGGAGTCACCTACAGCTTCCATAAATCTAGCTGCACCTGCTTTAGCTCCTGCGGCTTCAGCGCGAGCCGTCAATACTTGGCTCGCTGAGTCATACGCACCTAGAGCGGTAGATGCATACCCTAGACCTGTACCTAAGCCCCTCCACAAAGTACCAGCTCCTGAGCTTTCGTACGGATCTATATCGGGCTCTTCTTGGTACAAAGGCTTCATCTGCTGACGTCCGGCTAGCCCAAACCATATATTGGCAGCACCCGCGGCACCTTCAGCTTTTTGGCGTCTAGAAGAAGCCTCCTGCTGCATACGCATAACTCTTTTAGAGTATGATTCTTGGTTCTTACCTTCTAGGTAGTTACCAATACCTGAAGCAACCATGCTACCGCCTTTTAAAGCAAACGGTAGCCAAACTGGGATCGCCATAAGTCTATTCCTTCACAATGTGAATTAATGAGCTTGGTATGTATTAAATTTTTTGGTTTGTACGGCCACCACCTACATTCTGGTCTGACTGATCGAAACGGCCATCACCTACACCTACAGGTGTTGCAGGCTGAACTGGACCTCCACGTAGCAAATAACTGATAAGAGCGGCTTCTCTGTCATCAGTTTCATAGCTAGGATCAGATTGTTTCAAAGCATCTATAGCCCTGTTAGCGGCCAAACCTTCAAATTGCCTCTGGAGAGCATCTTGTTGATTACGCCTAGATATCTCAGACGCATAATCACCACGTTCAGTCTGATACCTCTCAGCCTCTAAGGTAGTAGCGGCGCCAAAACGCTCTTGCTCCTCGGCAGCTAGACGACTCTGGAGTGTTTGTTCACCTTGAGTGCGTTGTGCAGATCCATAAAGCTCTTCACGCGCCAAGCCACGATTCCTCTGACCTTCTGCAGTTGTAACACCACGATCTAATGCGCGTTCACCTCGCTCGAACGTACGACCTGCAGCAGCTTCCGAAGCAGCCAATGTACTCATTCCACCCATCTGGCGTTCGTAGTCGTTCAACTGACGGCCAAATACCTCGGCTTCTTGTAACCTAGACGTATCAGCACCAGCACGTTCCATCTCACTAAGCCTACGTCCTTCCATGCCTAACTGCCCTCGGCCTAGCTCACCTCTTAAAGCTCTATCTTGTTCTTGTTGTACACGATCTACGTTAGCTAGATAACCCTGCATTTCACGTGCTTCTGCTGATTCATCACGCGTCAAGCCTCTGTCTAACGCCCGTTCACCCCTCTCAAATCCTTGACGTGCGCCTTCCATTTCTATATTGAATCTATTCATACCCGTATCACGACTAATATCCTGCCTACCAGACTGAGCTAATAGATCTGCCTGAGATTGCCTATCTAATGCGGCTTCAGACTCACGTTGGGTGAGTTCCTGCGCGCCTAGAGTACCTCCACCATATCTACCAGCCTGAGCTTCGCCCTCAGTCATAGCACGACCGTATAACTGTTCACGATCTAACAATCTCTGAGCTTCTGCTAATTTACCCCTTTGAGTAAGCTCACGATCTGCTAGATCTCTTTGAGATACACCAGCAGTCTCCATCTCCGCAAGCCTGCGATTCTCAGCAGCTATATCAGCCGCTTGGCCTGAAGATGCTAAAGTCTTGGCTCCCATAGCGCGTTCATAATCTGTAGTAACCCCACCATACAACTCTTCACGAGCTAACTTCCGAGCTTCATCTGCTTGTACTCCCTGAGCCTCAAGTTCAGAAGCTCTCATTTGCATTTGAAACTCACGGTCCCTTGTAGATTCAGTCTGCTGAAACTCACGACCTCTAGCATCTTCGCCAAACTGAGCTTGTTGCATACCTTCACGTGAAGTACGATCTGCAGTAGCTAAGTTAAATTGTTGTTGTGATTGTATAGCTCGTAGCTCTCTGTCGGACTGAGTTTCACCTAGGCGAGCTTCACGATCTAAAGCCGCTTCACTAACCCTTGTACCACGTTCCGCAGTTTGCTGGTTAATCTGAGCTTGGCCCAATATAGCTTGTAAATCACGATCTTCTCGCTGAGCTTCTCGTGCTAAGGTATCTTGACCATCTATCGTACCTAGAGCTTGACCTTCCTGTAAGTCTAATGTTTGAGCGGCTAGAGTATCCTCAGCTCCATACCTACCTGTAAGTTCAGCTTCGGCTAGACTCCTTTGAAGAGTGTCCTTTTCATCAAAAGTACCCGTAATTCCGGCGCGTTGAAAATCTTCTTGCACACCTTGGGCTCTACGAGCTTCAGTTTGTCGTGATGTATCATCACCTCCAAGATCAGTGCCAAATGTCTGCGCTAATCCAGTACGATATGCTAAATCTTGACGCTGCTGATCTAGAGTCCTACTACCATCATAAATACCAGTTAACGCTCCACGTTGCATACCTTCTTGAGCTAACGCAGACCTCTCAGACTCACGTTGCTGATCACGCCTTAGAGCATCCTGAGACTGAAACTCCCTAGTACCTAAATCCCTAGAGAACTGCCCCATACGTTCAGCTTCGCTCTGCTGCCTACCTGCTAATCCAGCCTGTTGATTAGTCCCATACAGCCCAATCCCTTGCTGTATAGCTTGCCCCACACCAGCATCTCGTTGAGCCTCAAACTGAGCATCTATGGATTGCTGACCTCTAAGTACACCAGACTCAAATTCACCAAATTGCGAAGCCGTAGCTCCACCACCACGCAACACTCCGAGCCTATTCAAACGCTCAGATAGATCCTTACGCGATTTCGAGGCTTGATCTTGATAACTTCCCATAGCAGCTTGACGGCGTTTCTCATATGGATCTCCCGCCAACCTGCCAGAGATAGCACTTTCTAACTGTCCTCCAAAACTTCCTGTAGCCATTAGTGTACTCCTAGCTTACGTACAGTTTCATTCCCGATAGGTTTATACATCAACATCGAGCGGCGCACTGTAATAGGTTGATCTAAGGTACTATTCTCATATCTTACCTGACTCACAGGACTATACCCATGCAAATCAGTATCATTCACAAACGCTGTAGTTGCCGATCTAATACTCGAAGATCCTATAGTAAATGCAGTTTCCAAAGCATCTGTAGGATCACCTACTTGAAACGTATCACCCTTTGTAACAATCCCTGGACCTGTTTGATACACCGATGTATCGTATGCTACGTCAGCAGCATTGAACTCATGCCTAGCGTATAACCATCTAACTCTTGTAGCCACGGACACAGGAGGCGTAGCAGCAGTAGTAGCTTTAACTGTAAATGCCACCGCAGCGTCATTAGTTCCTGTATTATGCTTAAACAACAACCCATCTGCGTTCCCTCCTAGATGTGGCAGATCTTCAAAATACGCACCACAAATACGAGTGTTCCCTGTGTACACACCTACCCATTGACGTAGTTTGTAATTCCATACTATAGCGACATTCATATACTGTTGATTAGTACCATACGGTATCCAAAACCATACTTGATCGTCTGAAGTCACTAAATGCGCGAAACTATAGCTTAATCTGTCTTTGTTAATATTCTCCCAAAACTCTGAGCCATCAAAATTACCCGATACCTTCTGAGGCGGTTCAGATCCTCCCCATTCGTATATGCCATCACGCCGCATAAATAACTGATTACCGTATTCATCAGTGACTAAGCTACGTCTCGAGATCGTCCCTCGATCTGCACGTCTTTGAATACTATATGGTATGTCAGCATTACCCGTGGGAAACAAACCCCAGATGCCATCCTCATTATGGAGTCCTAGGAAGCTCTTAATGGGTGCTACACCTGTGATTTGACCATCTGTGATATAATAATCATTAGCCCCAAATGATGTTATATCTGTGGTTGAAGAGTAATGAGCTAACCGCTCACCTTGGTTGGTGCTGACATACCAAAGTCTATTATCCCAGAATATAGTCGAATCCGCAGAAGTAACCCCACTAGATCCCATACCTGCGGCTGCTATATTACCCCCTGCAGCAGTCCACTTAATAGGTGCATCGTTACCTATACCATTGACGCCTATTAACGTCCCACCTGCATTAGTCGTAACCCAATACTTATCTATATGTGATGTAATAGTAATCGAAGCTGTGCGATCTGTCCATGTGCCATCTACATCCTCATAGAGCTTAGTGCCTGCAATAACAAACACCGCACTTGAAGATGCCGTAAATCTCTGTTTGCCCGTAGCTACAACAGACGGGGAACCAGACAAAGCACTAGATATGTACTTCGCTGTTCCCCGCCGAGTATTCAATGATCCTGCGTTATCTAGGTACATATTCTCAATCCTAGACAACACGTTAGGTGCTAGATCAATGGCAGGGACAGAATAATTTACTGTCTGCCACGGGCCAAATTGAATACCTTCCGCTTGTATCGCCATTAGGAAGCTACCTGTAATGAGCCTTCTTGAACCACGAAACTAAATTGACCGGGCCTAGAATCTCTACGCCCCATACGGAATTTGCGATCTGAACTAAAATTACGATTGTACATTAATCCTGTTTGTACGTAGCTTTGTTTATACTGGTTTTCCTTAAGCGCCCCATCAGCATCACCCTTCTCAGAATGATACAGTTCTGATATACCATGCATTATAGCCGCTTGGAACCATACAGGAGCGTATATATCATAGTCAGTAGTAAGATTAGTAGTCGTTATATCAGGCACGTTAGCTACGTATTCGTAAGTAATTGTAGCCGTGGAATCTGGCTGAGGATACAAAGTAACCTGAGTTTCGCCCTCAGATGCCTCGTTCACACCACTGTAGAACAAAAACCTAGGATCGCCAGTTTCTGACCTGTCTATGTCTAGCTCGTCTATATAACTCTCAGTTATGATTTTAATCGGGTTATCATTAGTTGTGTCTTTAAAATGCCTAGTATGGGCTACATCAGATGCTAGATCATACTCAGACGTACCAGAAGACGTAGTAAACGTACCTTGCTTATGCCTAAATACCCAAGGCATAGACAATAACTCTGCCATTGTCATATTTGCATAATCTATAGCATTATCACGATAGGTTTGATTAGTAATCGTCAAACCTGCGCGTCGTAATGCTATGTCTAATATAGTCTGTGGAGTCATAGTTACTCACCGCCCCAACGACGTCTACGTGCGCGTCGTTGAGCCTCACTAGTATAAACTTCTTCATCCATAGATTTGGCAGGTCCATACTGGCGCTCTCGATCCTGTCGTGCTATTTCGCTACCGAATCCAAATTGGAAATCTAAAGGAATAGTCACACCTGGCTTAGGAGCCATACTAACTTCGCCTGAACTACGATCAATTTGATAACGATGATTACCTACATCAGTATATCCATTCTGCATCAATTCCATCTCTTGCCCACCGCTAAGATTTAATCGTGTAATGGCCTCGCTCCATGGGTAATTAGTAGTTCTAGATGGATTACTAACATTACGACTAGTACTTGCCGCAGGTCTTTGAGACATCTCACGTCCATACTGAGTGCCTCTTGCAGGCGATCTCTGCTCTTCTTTAGTCATATAAAGATCAGCATCTTCATGTTTATTTCGTCTATCTCTAGTAGGCATAATTACTCACTCGCGGTTAGAGCCAAAGCCTCAAAATCTTCATCGTACTCAACACCCGTGCTACTTACCTGATCTCCTTCGAGCCATTTCTTCTGCCATAGCTCTACAGCACGCTCGCCTTTAAGTGCAATCGCCTCTGGAGCTACAGGCACAAAATTCTCACCGTGATACGCTTCTCCGAAAGTACGCATATTCTGGAGCGCATCAATATTACCCTTACGCCGTTTCTTCGTAACTGTCGATACACCAAGAGCTTTAGCCATAAGACTCTTAGTCTCAGCAGACGATCCCTGGATAAGCTGTACTAGTGCATCCGCGGTAAGCGCGTCTTTCGGGACTGCACTGTCCGTAACGGCTTTGGTAGTTTCAGTTAATTTATTCATTTGGATTTAGCTTTAGGTTTAGTCTTACGCTTAGTAACAGTTTTTCCTGTGGACTTAGCGTAGGACTTGGCAGCTTTCTGACCTGCCTTGGAATATGAGAACTTCTTACCACCGACTTTAGGCATATGTAAGCTCCTTGTAAATAAGGTGAGGGTACCGCCTCGATACCCCCACCTTAGTAATACTACGGCAGTTGTAACGCGATACCCATGTAGCCAGTATCATCTGCTTCGTGCAAGCAAAAACCTACTAACGGATGCGTATTGTCAGCTACTTCAACTGCGCCTGCCTGCGCGTCACCACACATAACAGGTACACCAATACCAATAGCTGAGTCATCGGTAAGAATTACCGCAACACCTCGCGTCTGAATCCACCCATAATAAGCAGACGTAAACGCGATAGGAGTAACACCAGAAACAATATAATCAGTGGTACCAATAGCAGGACGCACTTGATTATAAAGATTCCCTGTGATAGCAAAATCAGTATCAGTAGTCATCGTAACTACGATAGGATCATAGAGAACAATATCTACTTTACCGCTAGTAGTAGCACCAGTAGCACTATTAGACTTAATGCGATAATTATGCCCTTCACCCGCATCATCGGTACTGTGAAAATACCCACCTTGATACTGATTAAGGGTCGCACTAGCTAACGTAATCTGAAACTGCGAAGAACCCGCAACAGGACTATAATCACCTGCAGCGCCAAGTACAGCACCATCAGTCTCTACAACAGCAGTTGCTGATATATCTTGCGATACAAGAATGCCAGCACCAGTGGCAGCGGCAAAACTTGCATAGCGAAACACACGACCATCAGCCAGCTCTAGTTTCTCGCCAATAGCAAACTTAGGCGTAGAGGACTCGGTATAAATACCTTGCCCAGCTTTACTTCCAATACCTCCGCCACCAACACGATTATTAGCGAAGTTATTATTAAGATACGTTGACATTTTAAATTCCTTTCCCTATGGGCAGGGGTAAACCTCCATTGGCTTGGAGGCAGGATATTAGGTTAGCGCAGTGGCGACACCATGACGCCGTGCGTTGTTGATAACAAGCTGGCAACCAAACACGATATACGCAACCATCGCGAACTGATTAACAGGTTCCTTGAACGCAGTCTTCGCAAAGTTCTTACCCTGCTGTATCTTCAACTTGAGATACTTGCTGTTGATAAGATATGCGTGCTGCGACGGACAATCACGATCATACTGGATCGTGGCACCACGGAAGATAGGCGAACCTGCGTCAGCTTTGCCAGTCTCACCAGCGGCCAAACGAGCATATCCAGTACCTTCGAAAAGGTTCTGCATGTCACCGAACACCGTCAAAGTAGTAAAGATATGCGAAGGCGTATCGTTACCCTCAGAGCAGCTATTCCAGACAGCACCCAAACGCTGAGTACCGACATTGATATTACTCGAAATACTATCTACATCCGAAGACGTAGTATCAGCCTGGTTCCTCCACCAAGACTCAGTAGCACGATTAATACCCATAACCGTACCGGTCGTTGGCGCATCAGCAATCAAATCCTGCAAGCCTAGAGTAGACTTACCAGTCTGTGCGCTAAAAAAAGCCGCGTTGACACTATCACGAGCCGTCAACATAGACTGCTGAGTCTTAGCTTCGAGGATCTTCTTAGCGGCATCACTCAACCGACCTTCATCACGCTCCGTCATCGAAATAGTGATAGGAGTAGCAGTATAACGCCAGGGTGCATACCCCATCGTGATACCATCAACAGCATCGGTATTAACCGTGTCATATCCATCAAACCAGGTAGCAGAGTTCTTACCATACAGCAAGTCCTCTTGAATTTCCTTGCCTCCGGCTTCGACCTCAGCATTAGCCGACAGCATTTTCAACAACGGATATTCGTCAAAAATATTATCCGTAAGACGTTTGCGCTTGGAACGCATCGTGAGAGTCCACGCCGCATCCCATGTTTCAGTAGTGCTAGTAGCAGCCATAATAAATTACCTTCTAAGTAAATCCTAATTTTTTAAGCCCTGTGAGAACTTCAGTATCAGACAGATTTCCATTAGACTGTCCCATACCACCTCCTCGCGGAGCAACACTTTGCTGTGCATTACGAATTATGTCCCTAGAATTAACATTACCTTCCGATCGGCGACCAGACGCCATCTCGTATGCCGTACGTACTGTGTGAGGTTGACCGGTCTCACGGTTAGGTAATCCTCTAAGTCTAGAAATTTCCTCATGGTAATCCCTTAACGCTTCCTGGCTATGACCCGATTGGACAGCTTCCTGAATCTCTCCAGAAACTTTGTCCTCGACTCGGTTCTGTTCTCCACCGCTGAGATACTGAACATTTTGCTGAAGATTACCAAGTTCTTGCTGTAAGGCTTGAACCTGACCTAGTAGCGGGTTTATGACGGCATTTGCAATACCCTCGACTACTACTGCTTCATCATACCCGTTGTTGCCGGGAGTGAATCCAAAATTCTCTAGTACGGACGGTGACGCCTGGGCCTGCGCGTTAGGATCTTGGTTTTGTGGTGTAGGATTTTGTGCCTGATTTATCTGTTGCGTTGCGCCTAGTGCGTTACTGTATTGTGACGTAACATCTTCCATCTGCTTTTGCGTATCACGTAAATCCATATTGGTCTTATTGACCATACCGTATATGTTACGCATAGTGCGTAATTGCGGTTTCCACTCTTCGGGAACTTCTTCCTCGCGAACAGTAGCCCAATTTACATTATACGGATCAAAACCTTCTTGGGGAGCCTCAGACTGGTTAGGATCGCCCATACCTGCATCTTCCAAAAGACCCGAAGTGTCCTCTGTAAGATCGGCACCGACAATTCCTAGTTCTTCTTGTTCTGGGGCTTCTGCCATTTCGGTCATACGTTACCTCTTTACGAAGCTATTCTAGTCTGAATAGCGATAATTAAATCAGCTTGTTCCTTAACACGTGTAGAAGCAACTAGAGCTCCTGAGGCATCATACACCTTATAAGGACGATGCTGACCTGCGACAGTACGAATCTCGTACTTATTCGAATCCATGCTTTTTCTCCAGTTGTTTTAAGTCTTCCATACTACTAATGAACTCTGTGTCACCTGAGCCTCGTTTCTTCCGAGGAGTGTAACCTTTACCGCCATGATCTGGACCCTGATACTCTTCTGGATATTCATGAGTCTTAGAACCACCCACACTATCCGCGGCTTCTATACAATTATACTTCCTAAGTAACCGCTGCTTGTGCGAGTAGCTTTCTACAACCTCACCAAACCCAGGGTGGTATTTACCGTACATACCAGGATTATGAGGATTGAAGTCAACCATACCTCTTACACGCCCAAAATGAATCTGCATTTCGGCATTACAATGCACGCACTTAGGTTTAACATCCGATACAATGTCTAGTAACTCGTGACCGCAGTCGCAATAATAATCATGATTAACAGCCATTAGCCCGTCATACCTCCTTGACCTGTTAAGGATGCTACATCGGCCGTAGCCGCTTGTTGAGTTTTCTGCGCGTTAGACCTAACCTGACCTACGATACCTTCCTCACTATTTAGAAGCCTGCCATCTACTGAAGGTTGACTCCCTCCCCCACCTCCCCCGCTAGACATAACAGCTTGTAACATCTGCTCATGCTGTGCAGCATGTTGCTGTACAATCTCTAATATCTGCTGTTGCTGCTGTGGTAACATCTGTTGTAACTGTGGCAATCCCATGACAACATTAGGATTCTGTTGTTCCATGTGTGCCATATGATCCATGCCTTCTTCTACTGGAGGCATCTGACCTTGTAGCATTAGACTTAGCTCTATCTGGATCAACGCGTTAAGATCACCGTCAGAACCTTTGAATAGCTTATCTACAGAGCGTTTCCTAAAAGACTTAATCAAATCCCTAGTAACCTGAGCTTGATCAATCATAGGATTACCCATAAGACGATCATACAACATAATCGAGTTTTCTTGCTCTAGTTCCTCAACCAACGGATGCATAGAGCCAGCGTCTAGATCTAAGATAAAATCAAAGTTAAAGTCTTGACTTGTAAGTACACGATACTCCATGCCCGCAGCATCCTTAGCTACATTAAGCATAAAGCTATTCGGTATATACCTTACATCCTGAAACATCCTGAACATGTTACCGACAATAGTAGTATATACATCTGCGATCTTAGACTGCATCCACTGACGGTTCAGTGACCCTTGAGATGCTATTAATGCACTCTCTGTAGCAGTCTTGCGACCTTCCGAACCACCTGCGAGATCACTTACATGTAGACTTTGTTCCTCGTAGTTACGTGCATCACCTTCGATACCTAGCTGATCATTAGGCACCTGACCCCAATTAGCTTCTCGGATACTACTGATGTCATGCAACCCAATGACATCACCATCTTTAGCATCTCGTACGTTATCTACAAGATTAGCATTACGCTGAAGTTCAGTTTCATTAGCCCATACAACACGAGGAAACCTGCGTAGAATATCTACACGCCGACTCATCGACTCTACAATAACATTCTGTAGATCCTCAACATACTTCATAGGAGGTTCTGGAAAATACGAACTCTCCACAGTATCAAACTTAATAGGAATATACTGAAAGCCCTTAGACATAATAAACCCAGGAGCCTCCTCAAGTCCTATGAGATCCTCACCCTGGTACATAGCCTTAGTCTTAACAAAAGGATGAGTCTCCGAATGTATCTCTTTTTCGTGACCATCTAAGAACGTGATAAGTCTACGATTCAGCCTATCGTGGACCTCGTATAATACTACTATGTCACGTTCGGCTTTGGCTCCCTGAACATTCTCATCACCATCATCGGCATCATACTCATCGCCATAGTTGAGCAACACAGAGTCCGAGGAGTTCGGAGTATCTGAAGACCCCATAAAATCCTTGGGAATCTTATACCTAGAGTCATCTTTTAGTATATCAAACGGGACTTCGATACGTTCAATTATATACTCAGCGTAGCCTAAGTTCTGAGGCGGACACTTAGGATCTACAAACACATTAAAGGGTCTGACACGCATTACACACGGAAAGTCATCTTTGAATGCATCGTTTGTAACATAGGGAGGCATAGAGTCGTCACCAGATGGATTATACCCCATCTTGACCCATCCTACACCACAGAACAACGCATCAAACATAGCTTGGTGTATCTCAGCTTTAGCTCCCATGAGATCCAAGCCAACATTACCAGCCCGTTCCATAATCAACGATATAGCGTCTAACTCACCTGCCATACGTTCTGCGTTAGGCTTAGCATTAACAAACACCTCAGGGTAATGAAATGCCACAGACGATAAGATCTGCCTAACAAGAGGGTACATACGAGACACATGGATAATCTCATCCTTATCGAGACCTGGAATATCCATCTTCAGCTCATACGATGCCAAGAGCTTTTCCCAAGACTTATGCTTAGGTTCCATAACTCTCTGGACCCTATCAATTGTCTTGCGCCAATACTCACGTTCTTTATTATTTAATTTTATATCAGCCATTTCAATTCAATACATGATAGCGACCGGAATGGGCTGGCCGTCCAGGTAAGGCATCTAAGATATTCTGCCCACTTCCCACGATTGGGTCGTCCTTATGTTCTGCATGACGATACAAATGTACCATACCATAACGCCATTCATCTGCGGCATGGTCTTCAGCGTGCGTGTCTAGATCTTCGGGGTTCTTATCCGCGCGAGGCAGCGCAGGCACCGAACGCATGAAGTTATCATTCCATCCTTCGAAAGTGTAAAACTGCTCGTGTAACAACGAGTCACGACAAATACGCCATCCATTTATACGATCATTGTTCGCGCGTGTGATAGGTAATTCATAATCCGTAAATACATCAGCAGCACTTTTAGTCATTTGCTCGGTGAGCCTACGCTTAACCCACATACTAGGATCAGCATAAATCATAATAGGCATACGACCAGCAGTATACGGAAATCCTTTTATTCTATTTACAATTTCCTCTGCGTGTTGTGACGCGGATCTATCACCTTGATAATACTCCATGAGCCTGTATACATTACCATCAAAGTCTACCGTGTATAAGCCAAAACTAGTAGGAGCCATTTCACCGTAATCTAATGCTCCATACAAAGGCCATGATGCTGGTATCTCGAAGCTCTTCGTTTCAATCTTAGCTTTATCCCACTGAGTAAAGAACTGTCCTTGGTATATATCCCAATCGCCATTTAGATACGCCTTACGCAACGACTCATCTTTAATGTTCTTGAGTGACATCACATACCTAGGGTCAGCTTCCATCAGCGCTGGGTTATCAAATACCTTAGCAGATATAAAGGAATAATCATCCGCTTCTTCAGCACCCTCGAATCTACGGTCCACCCATAACCTCTTTGCCCATGCATGTCCTACACCACCAGGGTTTCCTGTAGCCCACATCACAGGCTTAATGGCTTTGTTTGCTGTACGGCATGAGCTGCATATATACTGCCACTGGAACTCTGTGAATTGTGTTACCTCTTCGACTGCTACGAAATCAAACTCCTGACCCTGGTAGTTAAATACATCATCCTCGTGTTCTGCATGACCAAACATCAACTCACTACCATTAGGCAAATACATCACGCCTTCACTCTTGTTGTACCAAGACCTAATCTTCGGAAATTGCCGGAACAATGGACGGATATGATTACCATCTAGTTGCTTAAATGTCCTACGAATCAAAAGCCCCGTAGACCCAGGATTCTCCATTAACATGATGAGCATTATGATTCTAGATGCGTAACTCTTCCCCCCACCCCTAGCACCCCCGTAGAACGGATACCGCACCCCACTCCTAACAGCCTCCAGAAGTTTAAATTGCTTAGGCTGCAGGGCAACATTAAACTCTAGATCTTCTAGACTTTCTGTATGAACCCTACCGCGTGTTGGCATGTTTTTTAGTTACCGATGCAAAGGATGTCTGTAAAAACCTACCCATAGCTTGTTTCTTCCGAGCACTCTCGTCATACTGGGGTAGGACTAGTAGTTCTATGTCGGGCTCTGATATACCTATGCTACGTTCATCGTTCGCAATAGACTTTGCTACTTCTATAGCCTGTTCTGGTTCTATATCGAGCATGTCTAAGTACGGCCTAGCATCTTCAGACATCAACCACGCTATGGGATCATACTTCCAGTCCTTAGCGTAGTCATAATATAAATCTCTCACCTCTAGTATAGTCATGTCTTGTGATTTTGACAAGTCCTTAAAACTAAGTTTCTTCGATTTTACTTTCTCGTATGCCCCATGCAGCCACTCATGGTCTTTCCATTTATACTGTAATCTAATAACATCATTTAAAGCTTGCATAAATACCACAAACGCTAGTCTGCGATACGATGAGAACTCCCATGCTCTCGTAGCATCTACAGTACCATTGATAGTACTAAAATGCAAATCCACAGATACCGCGTCGGGATCTTGCTTAGGTGGTACAGGGATCTGTTTCCTATGCTTGCCTGACCTGCGTACATACTTCGTACTCTCCTTATTGTCAGCTTGTTGCAGCGCTAGGTAGATGTCTTGTAGTTCGCTCAACGGCTTCCGCTACTTCCACAGCCTCTACAGGGGACTCATCACCTTTGAAGCTAGTTATGTTTACTACAAACTGCGGCTTAGAGTTTTCTGATGTTTCTACGCGCACGAGCTTAGTTTCTTCACGAGCTGCCGTAAGGGTCTTCAAACACATAGCATAATCTTCCATGCTCTCGTTGACTTTATATATCTGCTCTAGTCTGCTGAGCCTAGTGGCAAAGTTCGCTATAGGTATGTGAGCTACTAGCGCGTGACGTTTCTCCTGAGCTTCATCAATCATAGACTGCACCTTAGTACTCTCAAGATGCTCTATAATCTTAGGACGTGTAGTGCTAAGAGCTTTCGCTATTTCTCCGGCGGTTTTACCTTCGTAGATCAGCATCGACACTACGCGAGCAGAATCTAACGCCCTGTCATTTACTAGAGTTGTCATTGAATGTTAAATCCTATACCTTCTAAGCCACTTTTAGCTGGTCCAGATACCATTGTTTTATATAAATCTTCAGCCATAGAACTTAAGTTACGCCTACTGGGGTATGCTTTCGCTTGGTCTAAGACCCTAGCTAGCACTGTTATCTCGTCAGTATTTAAATTATGCTTGGGGTGTGCCATACGTGCAAAAAACCCATTAAGATCAAATACGCCTACATCTGGATCTACAGGAAAATGCCACATATTACGATTAGATACAAACTTAGCATTTTCTAAGATACGCGGAACATTACCTATGTCTGCACCTGCATGGAAGTTTTCTATGTTATACGCTAACTTACCTATTGCTCCGCCTTTCATGTCAGGTAAATCTGCGGGAACTTTCCCAGACTGCTGTATCATCTGCTCTATAGAACCTTGAGCTTTCTGCGCTCCTGCAGAACCTCCACCACCGCCTTTTTTACGTCTGTTACGTTCTTTTACAAGTTTTCGGAGTTCATCCGCAAAATCCGCTAGTTTCTGTTGCCTAGCAAGTTCTGCCTTATCTACCGGGCCTGAACCAAAACTAGGATTGTCTAGCTGCTGTGCCGTAGTATTTGTTTTATATATTTCTATGTCTAAAGCATCATCTGACAAAGCCAAAATTTCATCGTCTGACAAAGCCTTAAACTTAGGCTCCAATACTTCTCCCCCTTCTCCCCCACTCTTCTCCAGAGAATATCCATAAGCCACACCACTGTCACCCTTGGCCTTACGTCTACGCCTACGCTCCTTAACGAGATTCTGTAGATGCTCCTTGTATGACGATTCCCCCATCCCCTCCACATCCCCGCTATTCAGGATCTTATTAAATTCCATGATCTCAGCGTCTAAAGCATCGTCAGTCATGGTTTGTAGGCTATAGTTTGGAGGCTTTGCGTCCTCTCCTGGTTCTAAGTCAGCCATATCTTTCATTACGGCATCGTGCAAAGGCGCTTGACGCTTACGTAACTCATCTTCAGCCATAGCTAGATGCTTCAGGTTTGTATCATGGTCTGATACGGTCTGACCCTTCTTGTCCCACTTCTTCAACGAAAGCGCATCTATAAGATCCTCTAGCTTCTCATCTGCTAGACCATCTAACTTTTGTGTGAAGTCAGGATCTACGTATGTCTGATAACCACCTGGGTTTATGCTTTCATCGTGATCTAGAAACTTAGCAAACTCTGTGTCTGACCCACCTTCCCAATCCGGCAACGGCATGTCTTTACGAGGAGGCGCATCAGCCATAGCATCCGAAAACTCTGGAGCGACATCACGATCTGGCATACCCAGCTGCTTGCCACCCCCAGACTGCAACAGGTTCCCTAGCACCCTTGGGCCCGTAGCTAAGAATGCTCCTCCTGGGGCTCCGAAATCTTCTAACGCTGCTAACGGTCCGTCATCACCACCATACTTAGCTTTAAGGCTTTGTCCTATACCTTGTAATAGCTCTAACTGCGCCTGTGGATCATTACCTAGATCCTTCACTGTCCGTGCGGTTGACATAAGATCCTCGGCAGTCATACCCAACGCCTGACCTATATCATCCACCGCATTACCAGTCCACTTACCTATTAAGCCACCTACACGGTCGAGCTTTGTCGGATCTGACTTACCTGTAAACCACTCACGTTCTTTCGATGTTTGTGTGCCCTGTCCCGACGCACTATCCATAATCATACGTGCTAATTCTTGAACCTGCCCGCCTAACGCTGGGTGTACCGGAAACACCTTACCCATGAGGTCATACAACGCCTGCGTATTAGACTCCTCTTGCATGCGTGTGAAGTCATTATTATACGGGTCTATGGGAGGGTATGCGGATGCTAAGGATGCTCCTGATGCTCTTGATGCTCCTGAGGCTACACCCCCTTCGCTCCTACCTGTATAATCATGTATTGGCTGATTCATACATACAACCTTTTTTAAATTTGTGTATTGTACCGCTCAGGTGCTATGTAGTACCAAGTAGTACTAAGTGGTAGGGCCCCCCACTATGTAGTACTAAGTAGTACGTGTTAGTAGTGGCACGGTTCTTGCTTACGGTACATATGGTACTAAGCAGTACTTGTAACGTTGGCACGGTATTTGATCGAGAAAACTCTTGACATAACGCAAATATATGGCTATATTTATAAGGTTGGAGGGAATGAACCTTCTGACTACCAAGGGAGGCCAACCATGGCCACATTGCACAACGCACCATATCGCAAGTATGAAGATCGTCCCGAGCTAGTCGATAGATTCGAGACTGCGATCACCGCCGAGGGTCTGATCGCTAATGCCCGCGAAGCGGTCAGCCTCTTGACCATACTGTCTAAAGCCGAGGCAAACAACGCCAGCGAATGCAGCGGTGTTAGAGCTATACTCGAGCAAGGCATAATCAATAGGCTGCAAAGCACCATGAACCCCACACAAGACTAGAAAGGATAGGGGTGGTGCTACCATAGGCCACCCCAACCATATCATGCACTACGAAATCAAATTCAACAATGACCGTGACGCGCTCCTAGAAGTGCTAGCGTGGCTAGGACCCCAGCGTTACAAAGTCTTAGCAAGGGCTGCACGCACAGAAAAAGTTGAATACATCGAGCTTCTAATGAACATCGCAGGTATTCAAGGATTCCCAATCAACGCGATATTCAGGCGATACCACACTAACTAGCCCTCCCTTGGGCTCTGAGACCCTGGGTGCCACCCTACGGCATCTGGGGTCTCTCTATGTCTGCCCATTAATTCACAACCTGAATCAATGACCCCCTTACATACTCGTTTAACCCTTTACGCTTTACCCTTTATGCGGTACTAAGTAGTACTTTATGATAACACATAAATGCGGTATCACTTAGTATCGTATTTATGTGGTACTATATAGTACTTTATGTCGTACTAAGTAGCTTTACTTGGTACTAAGTAGTACTTTGAAGCCGTTAACTTGGTACTATGTAGTACTTTGCTTCATACATATGGTATTATTTAACATTATAAGGTATTGTGCGGTATAAAACGTAGCTTTTCTTTGATACTACTTAATATAAGGTATGACCATGTGCTTGTCAAGAGGCACAAGTGTGCAGTAGTAATACCAAGTGATACCAACCGTGTGCCAATCCATGACATTTAATGCCAATACGACAGTATGACAATACCAAGTAATACCAAGTATGTAACTATGTCACAATTTCATGCCGATATGGCGCAAGCACATACAAAGTAGTAGGTAGTAGTAAGTAGTTAGGTCACATAGTAATAGGTTCATAAGTGTAATATTAACAAAGGCTTAGGAGAATAAAAATAATCTCTACATATGGAAAGCAATGGCATAGGATTTGCTTATATATAGGTGTGGCCATTGGGTCACAATCGGAGAATTTTCTCCATAGCCCCATAGTAGGAGATACAAGAATCATGCCAGCATATGCAGAGTTAGACGAGGTATTAGTTACGGATACATTCGAGATTAGGGTGCATAGCGTCAATCGTCAGGACGATAGTAAGTCCTCCTATGACTGGCCTAAGCTCAAGATCACAAGCAATAGCGTAGACATAGCAGACATGCTCGCAGAGTGGTATCATGCTGTAGGTGGTGAGGCCAATGGAAGCCTGACGGATTTACTCCAAAACGGTCTTAACCATGCAATTTCAGTGGCAAAAGATCCTAATCGCGTCAGCGCAGACCCTCGCATTAAGGAATTTAAAGCATCTTTCCGCAAGGCCTTAGGTGCTGGAGATGGCGAGACACTCGCAGCATTGAAAGCCGAAGATACCGGTATGTTCGAGGCATTGAAAGAAGATCATATTGCGAAGCTGGCCGCAAAGGCTGACTTGTTGGGCTAGTCACAAACATAGGGGGGTGTGTAGACATAGAGTCTATGCACTCCCTTATAAACATAGGGTAACATCATGAAACTAAGACCAAACAAAGCACACAAGCTAGACCTTGATAATGATACATGCTATATGCGAGAATTAGAAATGACCTTAGACATAGGGTCCACAGAGCAATCCTTAGTGTTACAATTTTTCAAAGATTTCCAACTATACGGATTAAAAGAAGCTCTTATGTTCCTCAAGAATTACGAAGAAAGACGCGAAGTAAAAGAAGGAACATACGCAAAAGCTCGCGTAATAACTGATAAGATGTTCCAAGCAAACGCAAAACACGAGCACGAGTGCGGAGCAAACGAGCCTATAGATTCAGAAGCAAAAGTATTGCCTTGGTAAATCTAAGATAAGGGGCATAGGGTAAAATATACTCTATGTCCCTTGTCTTATACATAGGACGATACAAATGACAAATAACGAACTTTGGGACCGTATAGTCGCTCTCGAGTATGAGGAAAAAACCCTCAGAAACGAGCGCACGGAGTTAAGGTGCGAATATACCCGCAGGACCACGAGTCCTTTATGGGGTATCGGAAATATTTTGCTTTGGAAAGCTTTGGATAGAAAAGAATCCAAGGTAGTTAAGATAGTTGAACGCATACCAAATCCGCGCGAGTGGGTTTATAAAGTAAAGTATGAGTTAAGCAATGGAGCAGAGATTACCCCCAGCGTGTTAGCACACCAAGAAGATTTAGTCAAGCCTCGAGGTGTGGAGGAAAAGTATCACGCTAAGGTCAACCGTAAGCCTAAGCTTAAGACATGGGCAGAGCGAGGACAGAAGAAAGAAAAGAAAGTCAAGACCGCACGAGAGCCTAAACCTACGATAGATCTAAGCGCACAGATGGACCTATTAAATAGTATATAGGGTATGTAATGACAAACTTACACAACGTAAGTCAAGTAAAAACAAGGGTTTATGACAAACTTAAACGAAACTTACACAAACTTCTACACTCTAAACCCTTTAAAAACAACACTTTAGAAACTTCTACAAACTTCTACACCCCCCTTGCCATTGCCCAGAGAGAGGTATAATAATATATATATATAATATATATATATATAACAAAACCCCTTCGCCAGCGAGATCATAGGGGGTATGTAGAAGTATGCAGAAGTTTGCTAAGTGTAATAAAAACAAGCACTTAGGTCGTAGAAGTTTGTAGAAGTTTGGTAGAAGTATGCATAAGTTTGGCCTAAGTACAGTAAAAACAAGGGGTTATGGCATGGGAAAAATATTCCCTTGACTTCACCCCTAAATGTATTATATTATACTATACAATTGCACCTTTTAGGTGTAAACATACACCACACAAAACATACAGGAGCCCACACACATGCAGACATTCTTACCATACGAGGACTTTGAAGCCAGCGTAGAGGCATTAGATTATCGAAGACTAGGGAAGCAGCGAGTGGAGGCGAGACAGATACTCAAGGCCCTAGAGACAGGCGGAGGATGGAGTAATCACCCAGCGACCAAGATGTGGGCAGGATACACGAATGCATTAAAACACTATAGTAATGTATGTATCAAGGAGTGGATCAGCAGAGGTTACAACAACACTATGGTATGCTTAGACACCGCATGTATAATATATCCTTGGTGGCTAGGCGGTGAGATACACACCACACACCGCGCGGCATTGCTACATAAAGATCCAGCGTTCTACGGAGAGTATGAATGGACAGAGAGTCCAGAGTTAAATTACCATTGGCCTATATAGGGGATATTATGAGTAATGATAGCTTAGACAGACTAGACGTACGAGTAATAAAGGAGCTGTTAGAATCTATAGCAATAGAGCTAGACAGCATCAAGGAAACCGTAGAAAGCCTCGAACAATCGAGCGAAGACGTAGACACGAAGCTAAACGACATAAGTAGTAGCTTAGAAATACTACTACAAAACGCGGAGATGGATTAGGATGGCTAATAGAAACATAGGAGCGTTCGATCTAGCATACAAGAACGGTGGCGTAGAGTTCCGTAGGGTAAGTATGAGTAGCGGTAAAAGCAACAGCATGATGGTGGATCTTCCTATGATGCAATTTACCCTGGGACTTCAGAAGTGGCTCAGACGCGAAGGGCTCATACAAGACATATTCCCCACACTAGACGCAGACACTAGGGAGTTCATACAGAGTGGTATAACCCCTAGCGAGTGGGCGGAGATGTTCGCACCAGACGAAGATGTAGACACCGAGCTTAACAATCCAGAGGTGGCGTGATGGCAGATGCATATGACATATGGCTAGCTACTGATCCGTGGTGGGAGGGGAAGTGTGGGGAATGTGAGGAGTGTGAACAGGACGAAGACGAATGTGAATGCGAAGAGGAGGAGGAGGAGGAATAATAATATGAATGTTAGCGTAGAAGCAGAAGTGGATGTAAGAGATCTGATGGATCAAGTGTTCCGAGTCGCGGATTATAATGTGGTGATGGACTTGATACTCGACAGCATGGAAGAGAGTACAGTCCCTAGTGTGTTCCCCTCTAATTGCTATCAACTCATTAAGCAGATTAACGCGCGGCGTAATTTCGATACGTTTAGTGTTTTGAGAGATACGCCCGAAGAACAGGAGGGCGAGGATTCAGATGATATCTAAGATAGAGACAGCCGCAACCATATCAGAGAAAATAGCTCTCATAGATACCATGACGCAAAAACATCGTGAGGCATTGCAACTTCTAAATGACCTCAGAATAACACTAATCATAGAAGACGCAGAAGCAAAACACGGAGAACGTGATGACACGTAAAGACTATCGCTTACTCGCAGACGTAGTAGTGGATTTATACAAACAGGGGCTCGAAGAAGACAACCACGTCAAGCGTAGTATCGATGTAGAGATGGCATTAGGCGAAGCGTTAAACCGAGCATACACAAACTTCGATAAATCCAAGTGGCATCTGTATATACAGCGCCACGCAAACCTAACGTGTAAGAAGTAGGTAGTAATAAACTCACACATAGTAACATCATTAATTCACAACACGAAACAATGGAACGTATACATATGAACGGCTTAGACCTAGCATTATTATTAGCATTTCTACTGCTCCTATATTGGGGGCGTAAGAGAGATTAAATGAAACGTATGTACGTGAACCTAGATATCGAGCTAGAGCGTGACCTAGCTCGATATCTAGAGCGGGAAGGCAATCACCACGGCAAACGAGCCGAAGTATTACGCAGGGCTTTAAGAGAGTTCTTACATAAAGGAAAGGCTGCGGTACCTATTGACAAAAGTACTACCAGGCGGTTACGTATACTGGAACGGTGACATTAAGGTAGTAGACGCCGAAGCATCAGACACCCACGTATGGCTCCGTGGAAGTAATATTAACCCCAATCGTGCAATGGCTCCCATAGCAGATCTCGAGCCTGTACCTATGGACTACGAGTTACTATTACGGGACGTGCGGGAACTCAGCGACACCGAGCTTAGTAATGCTTTAGATTTCTTAGAAAACGCTAAGTTAAATCAAAGTGACAGACCACAAGCTACCAAGAAACGCGCAGTTAAGATAAAAGAAGACATAAAACTAGGATCCAAAGCAACCTTAGACTTACTAAACAGCATATAGACAAGGAGGTAGTAACGATGAGAGCAGGTATATATCCAGACGAGCGTGTAATAAAAGTAGACAATTATGCTTTAGGTGAGTTCCGCACATGCCCGCGTAAGTTCCAGCATCGCATAGGACAGAGCCTAGTACCAGGCGGCTTTATGGCTGACCCCCATAGCATCAAGATACCAGACGCACCGTTACTCTTTGGTATCGCAATCCATAAAGCTTTAGACGCTATGTTTATGCAGGAGTCCTTAGAAATAGCACAAGAGGAGTTCCTAGAAGCATACCAGCCTGTACCAGAAGACATCAGACGTACACCAGGACGCGGCCTTAGATTACTAGAAGCATACTGGAAACGCTGGCATGAAGACGATAGCAGATACGACACAGTAACAAGTGAGTTGTATTTCGAGTTCGAACTAGGCTCAATGCCCGTGTATGGAGAAACCTGGAAGGTAGTATACGGTGGCCTAGTAGATAAGATCCTTGCGGTAGATAATAAACTCCTATGTATGGACCACAAAACCTCCACATGGGAGTCGCAGTACCTAGTGCCAAGCTTCCAACTCAGCAACCAGTTTATCGGTTACGTATGGGCCACACAACAAATACCAGAGTACGAACAGTGTAATGATTTCATAGTGGATGTACTACTAATCTCACCCAAAAACGATAGTTTCTTTCGTAGCGAACTTAACATGTCACAGGACATAATAGATGAATGGAAACGCGGCATAATCGTAACATGTAAGCAGATACTATCCATGCATAAAGATGAGTTCTTTCCTATGTATGGCAAAGACGCATGTACATCATGGAATCGGCTTTGTCCATATTTCGATATATGTGGAGCATCACACGGATTCCGAGACACGGTACAAAACACACAATACTCCAAACTGGTCTGGGATACCTCAGCCCGCTAGAAAGGCAGCAATAACATGCCACAGCACATAGACATGGGTACAAAACGAGATGACGCACCTAAGAAGACTCTCATATACGGCGATGTCGGTAGCGGGAAAACCTTCTGTCTTCGCACGTTACCTGAGAGAGCTTTACCTGCGTTCATCATAGACATAGACGAAGGCAGTGAAGCCCTTGAGGGTGACTTTGCCGAAGGTACATTCAAAGGTCTCATACCTGACAGGCTAGTCACGGACAAAGGCAAAGAGAAACCAGCGGCGTATGATCAAATCAAGCAGGCTTTACAACGTATGCATAAGGCGGAACCTGAGTCTCAGCCTAACACAATAATCATAGACTCCATGACAAGACTCTACGGTGCAATCATGGATCACACTATGGCGTCTAATAACAAACCATTGGATGCTGCGCCCACACAACCAGACTACGGCATCGCAATGCGCTTAACCATAAAGTTCATTGAAGCCTTAATCATGATGCAGAAGAACATAGTAGTGATATGTCACGAGGACACCAAAGAAAACGAGACTACAGGCATAGTAAAGATAGTCCCGTCACTCACAGGTAAACTCGCAGGTATCATCCCATCGTACTTCGACTATGTACTTCATGCAGTAGTTAAAGGTAAAGGAGACAAAGCATCGTATCTATGGCAAACCCGTCCAAGTGGCGTATACACAGCACGTGTACGTAATCCTAATCTTGATCCTGAGATGCCACAAAACTTTGACCTATTACTTCCATGAATCCTAAATCAGACTTCAACCTTCTAGGTAACATAAACAAAGGGTATACGAAAATGCCAGAAGACGATACAGTATATATACCCCTCACAGAAGATGACGGATATGTACTACAGAAAATTATCATAGGCGAGATTGATCGTGCAAGGTTCATGGGGTTTAAAGAAACCAAGGATGTCTTGACTCGTATCAACATCGCTTTACAACACAGCCTAGCGGCAGCTCAAGACAAAGGAGAATAAGAGCTAATGTAGCAAAGTAGCAACGTAGCACTCACGTATGCACACGCATACATTTTACTAAACTCAACATAAGGAACAAAAACATCATGTCTGAAGTTTATCAAGACCTACAGTTCGGTAGCCTCGAGACTGAAAAGAAGCAACTCGATCGTACTCTAGATCCTGGACAGTACGAACTCGCATTCAGCAAGTGGACATACCGCGAGTCCCGTGCGTCTTCTAAGCCTGGTATTAATTTCGAGTTCAAGGTTATTAATTCAGAAGACGCAGACGCTAATGGATTCACGGTTTTTCACTGGTGTTCGTGGGGTACTTGGTTCTTTAACCAAGCAGTGCTGGCTATTTTCTCTGACCGTCTCTCTGAACTGAACAGCCTTGATCCTGACAGTGACGAGTACGAACAGAAGAAGTTGAACCTAAGCTTCATGGATATCCAGGAGAACATCTCAGAGGACCTAGACGAAGCTATTGGTAACGAGTGTGTTGCCAAGATCAAGTCTGAAGACTGGTCCAATGAGACTACTGGAACATCTGGTACCTCCATTAAGATCGAGCGTTTCGTAGTATAGGGTAGTACTCACGTACCTTTAACCCCACGGGACAGGCAGGGCATTGAGTAGTGTCGTAATGCTACTCGTGCCTTGCCTGTCTTAGTTAAGGATATTTAGATGCCTGAATTCATGCCTCAAGAAGATGATGCTCATGTGTTAGCAGAAATGGCTACACATGACGACATCAGATCCATAGATCCTTTTGAGATAAAGACTCCAGCCATGCGGCAACGCAAGGAGTTCGCACCAGCGAAACTCAAAGAACTAGCGAATAGCATCTACGAAGTAGGTCAGATACAGCCTATTGTAGTAGACTCGAATTTCGTACTAATCGCAGGTGAGCGTAGACTTATGGCTATCAAGTCCATACTCCAAAACCGTGAAGCCTACGAGAACTGGAAAGATTTCGAACACGTAAAGATCTCGATCATAGACCCCACAGATGACTGGCACCGACATACCATAGAACTCCAAGAGAACATTAAGCGTGAACCATTGACTCCTGCAGAAGAATCTCGTGCTGTCGATGATTACGAGCGTTTGATGGAGAAACTCAAAGGTAAGTCTAAGCGAGGCATGGGAGCAGTCGAAGGTGGTCACTCACAAAAAGACACGGCTAAGGATCTCAACATGTCCCAAGCCAGCGTAAGTGATCACCGTAAGGTAGCGCGTGTACTAGACATAGCTCAACACATCCCAGACCTAGCAGACCTCGAGAACGAGACATCAAAGAGCGGCATCCTAGGCAAGTTCAAGGCATACAAGGTCAAGGAAATACGTGCCGAGATAGCCCGTAGAGCAATGGAATCCCATAGGCAAGACCTAGAGGGAGTAGTAGTCCTAAGTGATGCCTTAGACTTCCTCGATACACTAGAAGAAGAAAGTGTAGATCTAGTGCTAACCGATCTACCCTTTGGCATAGAGGTCTTCGACTCGAACACACTAGCCAAATCCTCACACGGCACCCAATGGCAGGACGACGAGGAATCCATCAAGGCATTCGTACAACAGCTAATCCCTAAGTTGTACCTAGCCCTGAAGCCTAACGCCCACATGTGGATATTTAGCTCCTGGATAGAGACATTCTGGATCGAACGTGCATGTACCTTGATTCCAGACCTAGAGTTCGAATACCCACCTTGGATATGGAACAAGGTAAAATCCACTCCTGCAATCAATGGAGCTGCCACAGGTGATCAAACCTATGAGTATATCTGCCATCTACGTAAGGGTACTGTATCTATGCCCGAACGTCTTGGCCCTAATCTTGTATCATATGCTAGACCTAGTGCTACTAAGTACCCGACAGAGCGGCCACTAGACATACTAAAGTTCTTCATAGAAAACTGTACCCTTGAAGGCGAGTTAGTAATAGACCCGTGTTGTGGCTCAGGTGGTCACTTAGTAGCTGCCATACAAACCAACCGTAGAGCTTTAGGCTCAGACATAAACCCTGAAGCAATTAAAGTAACCAAGTCTAGACTTGTATTGGAGACTTCCTATGAAACAAGCCAAGATACATAGCGCACGTTTTAGTGCAAACCAACAAAAGGTAACAGTGTATACATCTTCTGGTAGGGTCCAGATAACAATACAGAACAATAACATCCAGGTTCATCTACGCCCACATAAATCCAAGACCTTAATGGACCCTAGGGGATGGATGAAAGCTGCATACAACACGGTGTTATTTATGCCGAAGAGAGTTTATAAGGCTGTGAGGACCACAAGGAACCTAGGTAGTAAGTAGTACTAAGGATTTAAGGGGTATAGGAGAGTGGTGGATGGGAGGGGATCTCAAGTTGGACCTAATGGTCCAGTCAAAAACCAAGTGCCTTAGAAAGCGAGACGCATACATGAATATACAACCAGATGGTGCAGAAGACGCGCAGATTGTAATCATAGGAGAGTCACCATCCAAAGATGATATTATCTCTGGAGTGCCATTCTCAGGATCTCAAGGAGAATTATTATTCGATGATATATTAGCCCGTGCAGGTATCTTCCGCAAGGATTGCTTGGTGCTACATACCTATACCAAGCAAGCTCCTGGGAATAAGCTAGACATAGTAAGTGATCCCTTCGAGCGTAGTGCGGAACACTGGAAGCTTATACAAAAACACCCTCGTAAGTTAATCATAGCAGTAGGTGAGTACGCACTTAGATTCTTGTGTAACGAGTCGGGTATTACTAAATGGCGTGGGTCGTTGTTGTATTCTAACAGAGGAAAAATCCCTGTTATACCTATGATCGCTCCTGTAAGTATCATACGCCAGTATTCTTGGTTGGTACTTTGCCGTAAGGATGCACTAAAAGCCAAGCGTGTGCTGACGGATTTTGATTCCATCGTAGACCACAAGCGTACCATAGTACACTACGGCCAGATCAAGAAAGATCACGCCACCGAGGAGTCAGGTCTCATAACAAAAATCCTCATAGAAACCCTTAAGTCATATCACGATGCCCCATGTCTGGCGTTTGACATTGAGACATATGCAGAATGCATAACATGCATAGGAGTCGCTAGGTCTGCTACTGAAGCCGTAGTGATACCGTTTACTACACACCTAAGCCACGAGGACAGGATAGCACTCATACGAGAGCTTAACATACTCCTTAGTAATAATGCCTTAAAGGTAGGGCAGAACTTGGATTACGATGCCCAGTACCTAGCTAAGAACTTTGGTATATGTGTACGTAACGTATGGATGGACACTATGGTTGCACATTCGGTAATGCATCCCGAGATGGGTCATAGCCTAGACCTCCTAGCATCCATATACACCAATAAGAACTTCTATAAGGAAATGCGTAAAGAAGCAACCAGTGGTAATTATAACAATACCTTATGGGAATACAATGGTATAGATTGTTGCGTTACGTATGAGGTAGCAGTAAAACTCTCACATGAGTTAATATCTACACATGCATGGGAGTTCTTTCACAATGTAGCCATGCCAGTGACTAAGACATTGATTCGCATGGAACATAAAGGAGTACACATAGATGAAAATCTTAGGTCGAAACGCAAAGAAAGCCTTAGCAACGAAATGGCTGATCTGCTTGCCGATGATGCTTTGTGTGGGGTTAATCCTAACAGTCCTAAACAGGTGCTGGACTACTTCAAGTCCAAAGGAGTTCGACTGCCCATAAGTAGAGGCCGTAAAACAGCATCCACGGACGTGCATACACTTAAGCTCCTACGTCCTAGACAGCCTAAGCACCATGCGTTCATAGACAAGTGTTTAGCAGTACGTGACAGACGTAAGATCATAGGAACGTATCTTGAAGCCAAGGTACACAAAGACGGTAGAATGCGCACATCGTATCGTACATCAGCTACAGACACAGGTCGTATATCCAGCTCCAAGGATGTGTTTAATAAAGGTATGAATCTTCAAAATATCCCAGGAGATCAGCGTGATTGGTTTGTGCCAGACCCAGGTCTAGTGTTCTGGGAAGCTGATGGATCACAGATCGAGGCTCGCATAACAGCCTACGTAGCAGGGGATGTGAACTACAAACAGGGCTTCATAGAAGGCAGGGATATTCACAGCGAGAACGCTATAGCTTTGTTTAAAATCCCAGCGAGTGATGTGCGTAATCCCGTAGTAGGCACACACTACACATACCGTGACATAGGCAAGAGGGCTTCACATGCGATCAACTACATGGTAGGTCCAGGTAAGCTCAAGGATCTTATGAACGAGTACGTGCCTAATATGAAGTTCTCGCTTAACGATGCCCGTAGGTTCATAGACAGCTTTAAGACTCTAAGACCTGGCATACATAAGTGGTGGATCAGCACCATACAACACCTCAAGACTAATCGTGTGATGCGTACACCCTATGGCCGACAAAGAGTGTTTTTAGATCGTTGGGGTGATCAACTCCATAGGGCTGCTGTAGCATTTGTACCACAGTCCACCGCGGCAGATCATATCAATGCTGCATTAGCTCGTATAGAACTTAGGCTAGAATCCCTACCTGAAGCATCTGTTTTGCTTCAGGTCCATGATTCCGTAGCAGGCCAATGCAAACCAGAGGATCTGGAACATGTCCGTAGTATCGTATGTGAAGAAATGGAGAAGCCTATACCAAAGGGGTTCGGGTATTACTGGGAAGATGAGCTAGTAATTCCTGCAGACTTTGCCTCTGGATCTAACTGGAAGTCTTGTAAATAACACATGCCATTGGAGGGGTTGGGAGCTGGGGAGTCTCTTATTGTACATATCAGATGTTGGGCCTGGATAGTCCAGGTCATATGTACAACTGTAGGAACCATAGGGAGTACCTACAGACTCCTCCTTTGGCTTAAAAGGAGAAAGCTATGCATATCCATATCAAGAACAGTGTAGAAGATAACGTAAGCGTGTATGACTCAGACAATGACGACAGCGTAGTAATAGCAATACTAGACGATAGTATCGTAACTGCGATTGTGTTAGACCTAGCCCATGAGTCAGCAGTTAAGTTACACTCTGAACTAAGCAAGCTTTTACAAGGCTACCAGCCTCCTGAAATAGAAGTAATATCGGAATAACCCACAACCTAGGAAGGATTTACTATGCTAGAAGAATCCTCACTAGGGTCAGAAAAGGAATACCAAGATGATTTTATTGACTTATATCTTGACTACACTAAAGGTCAAGAATCGCCAAGGGACTTTCATTTCTGGACAGCTGTAAGTCTGATAAGTGGAGCTGTAGGGAGAAAGATATGGCTTCCACGCGGACATGACATGCTATACCCAAACCACTATGTGATACTCGTGGCAGGTTCAGCGATGAGCCGTAAGAGTAGTGCTATAAACATAGGGGTAGGATTACTTAGACGAGCGACACAAAACAAAATAGACTCAGGATTAACGCACGGCATAAGCACAATACTATCAGGTAAGATGACTCCAGAGGCATTGTGCAGGGCTATATCAAGTCGTGGTCTAGAAGGTATGCTAGAGACAGACGCTAAGCCTATAATAGCAGACCAAACCTCTAGACCATGTTATTTGTTTAGTTCCGAACTAGGTGTGTTTTTATCCAAAGCCGCGCAATCTAACGGTCTTGTGGATTTACTCATAGACTGGTATGATTGCCCAGACGTATTTGAATACATAACTAAAACATCAGGATCGGATTATGTCTATGAGGTCTTTATATCGTTACTCAGTGCAACGACTCCAGACTGGATCGCTCAAAACGTCACGTCGTCTGTGTTCAACCAAGGGTTCGTGGGTAGGGTCATATTTGTGCACAGTGAGCGGTCTGGTATTCGTATTGCTCATCCTGTGGTGGATAGCGTCTTAGAAAAACTCCGAGATAGGTTAGTCACTCATATAGAGCATCGTATGGGTATGGAGGGTGAGATGGAACTTACCAAAGATGCGTGGGATTACTTCGAGGCATGGTATAACAAACGCGAGGAACTCCCAGGGTTAGACAATGTACAAAGTGGGTTCTTTGGACGGGAGCATACACATGTGTTGAAGTTAGCTATGACGTTTTCGATCGCCAGACGTAGGACACTCAAGATCCATGTAGTGGATATACAAGATGCGATTGATAAGATCGCACATACATTTGATGGCTTAACTTCTATCTTCAAGGAGGTCAGGTATGCTAATGAGATATTTGAAACTAAGATCGTAGAAGGTATAATCAAAGACGCGAAAACCATAGATAGATCTACACTACTACGCAATGTCTACCGTAAGATGAACAAGGATAAACTAGACGAGTGCTTGAGTATACTTAAAGCAGCAGGTGTAATAAACGAAGACGTTAAGACACGTAAAGGTGGGGGCCGCGCTAAGGTCACATACACCTCAACTCAATGATTCACAAGGTGAATTAATCAAGGGGATACATATGAGCAAGTTGTGGGGACACCCGAATATCGCACGCGAGGAATTTAATAATCCAAACAAGATGGATGCTGAGCTCGTGTATGCATTACAAGACACACGAGACTGGATCTCGCGTCCTATGACATTTACGAAATCCAGCAGTGGCGTAGTTTACCATCCACATGGCGATGCCGTAGAACTATGGAGTACGTCACACGCTAAAGGGTCGCTACATAAGTTCGACTGCAATCATGACGCTTCTGCAGAGTCGAATACCACTGTAAGATTAATCGGAACAAGAGGTCTAGCGCAAGACTGGGATTGTGGTGTAGAAACACCTGAAGAACTCTTCGATGTATACCTAAAGCTCGAACGTATGAATGCCTGGTCAGGTATAGGACTGTACCCACATTGGCATAGGCCAGGATTCCATACAGACCTTAGAGCTAAGACGCATCCAAACACCCGTGCAAGGTGGTTTCGGATCCAAGATGGAACCTACTACCCCCTTACATGGGCGAATTGGAAAGCTCAGGTTATGAGTTAAGCTGGGCGTTTAGTCCACGTAGTACTTCAAGCCGGCCTTGGATTCTAGATGCCGTTGGATCATTAGCAATCAGTTGAGCTAGGCGTTCGTTAAGAGCAGCCTCGTTCTGAGCTATCATATCCGATGTCACATCTTCAACTTCAAGTGCCGGCTTTTTCGTATCAGGCATCTTCGTGATTTTATCACTCATGTCAATCTCCTAAATTAGCAACAAACTGACGTACAGCATTAATAGCTACCGTCAGCCCTGCAATGGCATAGGGCATAAGGTCGGGGTCTGAGGCTATCTCAGGCATATACCCTATCTTTGATATGAGGTCAAATGCAATAGCACCAACCCCACCTACGGCTAAACTCTTACCTGTCTTAGATGCTTCTTTTTTACCGAATCCTAATTTGATATTACTTTTTAATAAGTTTAACATATTAGTCCCCTTAGTGTAGTGGTCGCATTGCAGCCGCTATGACCGTACCTATCAGCACTTGCAATACGCCAATGACTGCTTCGTGCTCGAACAACGATTGCCACTTGCCAAAGCCTCCGCTCACTTCTACGATCTGGTAGAAGATGATCAA